GTGTATACTCTACGAGGGGTTTAAGAGGTCCTTGATCAACGGTACACCGAGACGTATACGGCTTGATATTTTGTAATATACAATTACGCACGCCTGTATCACACCATCTACAAATATCAGGCATGTCTGGTTTTACATAAAGAAAACCACAACACACTTGGATCAGTTTGTTAATCAGGATAGCCGCATTAGGGATATCCACTATACCACGTCCCGTGAGTAATTTTTCATCACGTAACAATGCTTGCGTCAATTCTTTAAACGCGTCGGACAAAAGCAACGTATTGTAGATTCGTTGTTGTTTGGGCGCCAACGAAACAGAAAGGTCTATAATAAGTCGGTCAGGCAACGAGAGGCAATCCTCTTTTTTCTTGTGCAGTGCAAGTAAGTTAACTCGTTGACGTAACACGTGTAAATTCTGATAGCCTGTCACGATGTGCTTGTTATTTGGCGATGTGACACAAAAAGTGTGCTTGAACTTCCAAAAAGACTCCGCCATAAAACAGGTGCCTAAAAAACGAAATTGAGGGTACAAATCTCGGGGATCTCCCATGGAAGCAGTACCGGACATAATAACCCGGCGCCGTGCTTTACCTGCGAGGACTAAGGCAGCCTGTGTACGCTTACTTTGATGGTTTTTGATTTTATGAGACTCGTCAGCAACCAGTGCATCGTAAGGTACTTGGTCTGCAATCTGCTCGTAATGCCGCCACATGGTTTCGTACGTGACAGCCATGCCCTGGTAATTTGCCGCATCTTGTATCTGATGCTGTTTTTCAGCTTTTACAGTGGCATCGATGATACGGTATTCTTGGTCAATCCCATGAATACGCGGTTCTTTCATCCAAACAGAAAGCACATTTTTAGGGCACAAAATCAAAGGCCAACATTTTACAGCTCGCTGCCAATCGATGATGATTTTTGTTTTCCCCAGCCCGCACGCATAAAACAGGGCAGCACGCCAAAAATAAATTAAATGAATCAAACCTTCGAGTTGGTGGTCGTAAGGCTGTGTTTTAAATACAAAATGTTTAGGTAAAATTTTTTTCGTTATGAACTCAGGAACGTGATTTAAACGACGCACATGCTCTACAACCGCGTCTGATTGCTCTAATTTAATACCTAACGCTGCGAAATCATTTAACACAATGGTGTGGGCAGGGTGATAAGCAGGAAAATACCATAAACCATCTTCTTTAGATTTTACAGCCCCAAACACACGCTGTAATCGAAAAGCGTCTCCCTGTGTGACAAAAACGGGAGTACCGAATTTTTTTGTAGTTTTAAGCAGATAGCTTGACATGTTTATCTTTCCAACTCGCAGTGTAACGAAAGGGCAAAACAGCGTCAACGAAATACCCAGACATCGTTACGTTTTGTAGTTCCTTTTTTCTCCATCTTGCGCTTTCATGACAGGTAACCTATTCTCCTTATTGACTTTTAAGGAAAATTTCATGGACTTAAGCGTTGCAGATCTTGAATCTCTATATCGTAATACGACCGCGCACCCGAACCCCATGTTCGACTTCCTTACGGGTTTCGTACCTCGACGATTACGGGACCTGTTCGTGTGGATGGAATATCTATACTACAATTCCGCACAGGTCTTTGCCGGGCTTAAAAAACTGTCTGAGTACCCGATTACGGAAATCTCATACAGTACCACCAATACCAAACTCGAAGAACGCATCAAAGATTTGCATGATACGATCCTTAAAACCAAAAGTCTGTTGATTCTTTGTGGACGAGATCGCTGGATTTACGGAAATGCTTTCGTATCCGTATACCAGCCTTTTGTTCGTTATTTAAAATGTCCTCAATGCAACAAACTCACCAACATTGAACACGTCAATTATCGTTTTCGACTCAAACAAGTAGCGTTTGAATACACGTGTCGCAAATGTCACAACACAGTACAAGGTAAAGTCATTGATCGTCGCTTAACAGATCCCAATCGAATCAACATCATTCGATGGGATCCCAAACAAATTGACATTGATTTTAATCCCATCACAGGCGAATCGATTTACTATTATTCCATCCCTCCGGATATCAAAAATAAAGTTCGGTTAGGGAATAAACACACACTAAATGGTTTACCGCTAGGTTTCATAACCGCGGTACGCGATAACAAACTCTTCAAGTTTAATAAAGATTTCATTTACCACATGAAGGTGGCGCCCCCTGCAGGGATCGACCAGCAATGGGGTTTCCCTCCGCTGACAGCCGCCATCAAATTATTCTTTTACACAGCGGTCCTACGCAAGGCTAACGAAGCGATTTCATTAGATTATTTGACACCCTTACGTATCTTGTCTCCTCGCCAATCATCAGCAAACGCAGACCCGCTTCAAACAATCAGCATTGCCACTTTGTTTGACAACATTAAGCAAGGACTGCGTCGTTGGCGACAAGATCCGCTTACGATCATGCACTCTCCTGTACCTATAGAGGTAACTCAAGTTGGCGGTGATGGTCGCGCCATGTTGACGCTAGGTGAAATTAAAGAGGCTGAAGACTCTATCGTCGCTACGATGGGTATCCCACGAGAATTTATTTATGGCGGCATGAGTTTCACCGGCTCAGCAATTACGCTACGCATGCTTGAAAACCAACTCTTGACTTACTCCATGGAGCTCAATGAGCTGCTTCAATGGATCACCGATAAATCTTGTAAGATCTTGGGCTGGGAATCCACCAAAGTTGAACTCACAGAATTCAAACTTATCGACGACGTACAGCAAAAACAGCTTCTACTGCAGCTTAATCAAAGCGGTCAACTTATTTCAAATACAACCATTGCAGAGCTCAATGATTTCGACTTAAAAAAGGAACGGAGTCGTCGCCGCCAAGAGGCACTCGACGAGGTACGCTTTCAACAAGAGTTGCAACTCGACATACAAAAACTGCAAAACTCTCTTGCGCTCCAAACACAACAACAAGCGATGCGCAGCGGCTCTGGTCTTTCTTACGACCAGCAACAGGTTATCGCGCAAGCGGATCAAATTGCTCAACAGCTCTTGTCCGTGGATGCAGGTACACGTAAAAGTCAATTGCACTCCCTCCAAGTTGAAGACCAGGTTATGTATGCTGTGGTTATTCAACGTCTGGAACAGATGCAAACGTCTATGGCACAGCAAGCGAAACAGCAGATGAAAAGTGGGGGTTAACCATGGGTAAAGGTTCAACTACAGATAGTTTTGCAGACACCATCAGTCGAGCAAGTCAACTTCCAGAAGACATGGGAGGCGCTAGTTTAACCCTTCCTGAAACGCTATTCACACAGTTTCCTATTCCAGAAAACGAACAAATTGTTTCAAATGTTCCCTCGCCTAATGCACGCGGAGGTCTGAGTAGCGTACCCAAATACAATTTCACTGCGCATTTTAAACGCTTTGTCATGGGGTACGTTACCACTGGAGACGGTGAATCCCTTAATATCGTCGAACAAGACGACACAGTAGAGTATGAAAACTTACTTAATGAGATGCTTAACGGCGCCGCGCTGCTGCGCTGGGAAGATCGCAATACGCTCAAGGATGGTACGCAAGTTATCGCGGTCTGTTATCTGCGACCTAAAAAGCAAAAAGACAAGGACAAAGAATGATGCCGTTTTTTAAAACACAAGGGTATCATCAAGGACTGCATGCTTTAGGGCTTAAAAAACAAGCAGGACCTCTAGGCTTTTTTTTATCACACCCAAGAGTGCAACCACGTGTTGCAGAATTAGAACAAGAAGCGCAACAAGAACTTGATCCTGTAAAACATCGGATATTGCAGCTTTTCGGCTTAGAAAAAAAATTAAACGTGCCTGAAATATCCGAAATAGTCCCAACACCTTCTGAAGAACTATCGCAGCAAAAATTATTTCCTACCGTCGCTGCGCCTGCTACACCTGTTGCACCTGTAGAAAAAAAGGAGGTCCCTATTAAAACACCGCCACCGGCGTCGCCTCAAGAACCATTTCTTCAGGCTAATAAGGACCTCCTCAATCTACCAAAAGCGCCTACGCCTCGGCCTTAGGCGCTCCAGGATTTACAGTAGTAGTAATAAAGCTACAATCGCCATGTGGCTTCTCTTTCTTTTCAAAATCAGTTTCATTCTCTGAACAGCCTATTTTAATAGGTGTTCCTTGTGCTCGTGATACGCGTTTATTACGCTGCACCCCTGGATGTGTACGCCGTTGCACGAGATCGATCTCGCGCATCTCGTGGCATTTTTTACACAGGGTAGAGGGTTCGTATAAAAGCCCCGTTTCGAGGAGCTTATGCCCAATAATGGCTTGAGCCGCAACGCTAACCGTAATCACCACCCGGTTTTTACACCCGGGTTGCCGGCAAGGACGTGTTGCAACCAGTCGTCGACGTAGCTGTTGCAGCTGTCCATAATACGCATCGTCAGATAAGCCCTCGGGCAACGTCTTGCCCTGGTACAAATCGACGATCTCTTGCATTTTTTGTGGCTCAAAATACACATCATCGTGCGTTTCGAGCACACAGGCCGGTAAATCCGGTGGTCTAAACTGTTCCGGATGCTCATCCGGGTCTAATACGAAAAACCCCCATTCATTGGATACAGTTTCTATTTCCTGAGCAATTTGGAATGCTTGCTCAAGTGTTATTCGAGGTTTACCGTCCTTGGCAAACCCGGACAACACTTCCGGCATTCGCTGCATCCAACGGCCCCAAATAATGCGTCGTAAATCCCATAACGTTAAGCCTTTGGGCCACGTAAACTGCGTGGCCCCTTTTACAGAGTCCATGGTGGGTAACTCCCTTCTCTAAAGTAAAACAGCTGTTTTAAGAAAAATGCCCCTAACCGCTGTGCGTTCGGAGAGAGGGGGGATCTCTCCTGCGGCTACAGCGGCTAGGGACATATTCTTATACCAAAAAAGAAGGGATCTTTAGATTCATCTCGTTTTGGCCTATATTTCCTGCAGCCAAAGGACGAATTTATGCCGCTAACGCCTGTTTTAATCGATGCTGCCACCCGCCGTCAACACATTCATCAAAAAGCTGTGGATGCTGTTCAAAACGTGTTTCCGATTCAAACCAAAAATATGCGGGTTGAAATCGAAGATGTGCAAGTAACCCCTCGGGATTATTCATCTCGAGAGCAGCGCGATGCATTGCTACGTGGACAAACGCTCCAAGAACCCCTGAAAGGGACCCTGGTTCTAAAAAATGAGGCAGGTAAAACGCTGGAACGTAAGCCTAACACCACTCTGGCCCAGCTTCCTTATTTTACCCCACGGCACACTTTCATCGTGGATGGTAACGAATACAGTGTGTCTCACCAGCGCCGTGTACGCCCTGGCGTCTATACCCGTGTGCGACGCAATGAAGAACTGGAAGCGGCATTTAACCTGGGTAAAGGCGAAAACTTCCGTATCAACATGGATCCCGCCAAAGGGCATCTGTTCCTTCAATACGGGGCTACCCACATTCCTTTGTATCCTGTCTTACAACAAATGGGCGTCAGTGATGCAGAGCTCGCCAAAAACTGGGGCCAAGGGGTTGTAAAAACCAATCGTGAAGCTTTTGAAAAGAAAACATCCCAGGCCGTAGGTAAATTATATGAACGTCTGGTTCCAGCCTACCAACAAGAAGCTAAAACGCCTGAGCAACAAATCCAGCAGATCAAAGACAGCTACAAACGAACATCGCTCGATCCTTCCGTTACGGAACGTACCTTGGGAACTGCCTACAAACAAGTAACCCCTGATGCGATGGTTCAGGCGTCCCGTAAGCTTCTTGATGTTCACCGTCAAGGCATTGACACCGATGACCGAGATAGCCTGTCCTTTCAGGCCCTGTATGGCGTGGACGATTTCATCAAAGAACGTATTGAACTCGAAGGACGTAATCTACATCGTAAAGTGCGATTCAAAAGCAGCAAAGAAAACGAGTTATCGAAACTCGTGCCGACTTCCCCGTTTACCCGGTCTATCCGCAGTTTCATGACGACCGCTGCTTTGTCAGCAATCCCTACGCAAATCAATCCAATGGAAATCATCGATAGCGCGGTGCGTGTAACGAATTTAGGTGAAGGTGGTATCAGTTCCGAACGAGCGGTCCCTGCGGAAGCACGTAATTTACACCACACGCAACTGGGTATCATTGACCCGGGAAGAACTCCCGAGTCGAATCGCGCAGGAATTGATTTACGTACATCTATCTGGACCAAACGCGACGAACAAGGTCGCATGCACACACTGATGCGAAACGCTAAAACAGGTAAACTGCAAGATGTTCCTGTGCGTACGTTAGAAAACTCAGTTGTAGCCTTTGCACGCCAAGAAAAACAAAAAAACAATATTTCCGCGATGCAACATGGCAACATGGTGTCTGTACCTCGTAAAGATGTGGACTATGATCTCCCACATCCCACGTTTTTATTTTCCCCGGCGACCAATACTGTTCCGATGCCTGAAAGTATGCAAGGTAATCGCCTCATCATGGCAAGCAAATACGCCACACAAGCGTTGCCTTTGTTAGAGCGTGAAGCACCCCTGGTTCAAGTTGCATCATACAATCCAGGACGCACTTTTGAACAGGAACTCGCTGATTTGATTGTGCCTCGTTCGCCAACAAACGGGATTATTCAAAAAATCGATGAAGACTATATCTACATCAAACCGACACCTAAGAAAAAAGCAGATACAGATTCAGAATGGCCCTGTATGGCCCCTATCGACCATGTCAGTATCGACGCTATTGAGCCCATTGACGGTGAAAAACACGGTGCTGCACCCCTTATTAAAATTCCTTACGACAACAATTTTCCTCTGTCTTCTAAAACGTATTTACACAATGATTTGACTGTAAAAAAAGGGGACACCGTCGGTGTAAATCAGCATCTGGCCAACTCCAACTATACCAAAGATGGTCGTTTAGCTCTGGGACGCAATCTAAACGTGGGCTACATGGCCTACTACGGACTCAATTCTAATGACGCGGTAGTCATGTCTGAAACCGGGGCTAAAAAAATGACCAGCGAGCACATGTACAAAGAAAACATGCCGCTCGATCCTGAAATAACCCTGGGTAAATCGAAACATCGAGGACAATTTGGTTCTCTTTGGACCGACAAACAGTATGGACAACTCGATGATCGCGGTATTGTCAAGGTAGGCACCACTATTCAGCCCGGAGATCCCC